CACCCATACCGGAGCATTACGAAGCTCCTGTACCATAGACTCTTTCAAACAGTCCTTCACCAGGTGGAGGAAGTTGCTCCCCTCTGATGACCCCATTTACAGCCCAGTTTTCGAAGGATGTGTTTCGACCACTCATCTTCCATGGTGCATTGATGTCTTCCCGCATGATCTGGTAGCCAAGGGGACCAGCCTCTTTTACCAAGTCCTTTGGGTTTGCAAATCCTGCCCCTAGTTGATAAGAATCTCCCTCTATAAGGGTACTTACCAACATAAGAAAGAAAGGGTTAAACACACAATTCTGAAGCTGTCCGAGCGCGCGCAGTATATAAGCATATCTATTCCAAACCCCGGCTTTCGTATCAAGTCTCTCAAGCCCCAGAGAGTGACCGAGGGTACGATAAATACTTGATATCCCACCAGCTCTGCCTAGGTAGTGTAGACGTTGCAGATAATGCAAGCATTTAGGTTCATAGAATTGCTTATCCGGGTGTGACTCCATCTTGAAATGTTCGAAAGTTTCAGCAGTGGCCTCTGGCGTAACACCTTGTCCATCCAAAATGAAGTCGTCGCCTAAAACGCAAACTCCATCCAGATGATAGAGCCCCGCTTCTTCACCATAATATTGAATGGCTAAGTTAAGCAAAGAGCCCAGTAGGTTCGTACCACCCGAACCTGACTTTAGTGATGAAGGACCGGCTTGGTATACCTTATCTGGCGTTATAAGGGCCGTTCCATACACCATTGCATACACTAAACGCTCAATGAGCTTAGTGTATCCACGTGTCCACGTAGCAACGATCCGACCCACATCCATAATGGCCGATGGGGGGAGTGTCGCATCGAAGTTGGTGACGTCACCCGAGAGTACTGTCCTTCCATTCCTCTCTGCGAAATCAAGAAACTGTTGCATCTTGAGATCGATCGTGCGTAAATCACTCCAAGCACACATTATCGGCACCCCATTAGGAGACACCTTTAATCTCAAACTATCCATTTGAGACGGGGTGAAAGTTTTCCAAACAATTGCTTCATATTTGGGAAACGCCTCTACGAGACGTTTCGACTTTGGGCTAAATGGTTCTGATCCTTTTTGGACCAACCGTTGCGACGCGATTGCGAACTGGAGAGGGTACACCCCAGCCCCTGATCTCATTTCACGGATCAACGACGTAGCTGCGTTTACGTAATATTCATATGCCACAGCTACTTCTCTGTTCTTGGCCGAACTCACTCCCTCAGCGGGACGCCAAGGTGTAATGTAGTAAGGCGCTCCAGAGTTAGTTGTCGTATCGAGTCCAGAGGGTACATCGTCTTCGTCATCACCAACATCCCCAGATGAGACTCCGCCGATGGCATCCTCCACTGACGACACACCCTGTGATTGTGTCCCGACTAGGGATTGGAGCCTATCTAGGGCTCGAACCCAAGCCGCTTTATCGAACGCAGCGCCAAAGGACTTATCGCTGTATACGTTCCTAGCCTTCTGTGGGCCGTCCTGTCCCCATGGCAAGTACATCGAAATTGGCCCGATGTCCTGCTTTTGGAGGTCTTCGACTCCTAGCAAAACTCTATCTAAGTAGGGGTCCCCGCTTGATTGCCCCTTGACTTTGGAGTCTAGGATTGACACAATCTCGGAACGATTCGGGTATTCAAGACCGTCTTCTCCGCGTTTCGCGTAGAATGGGGTCCTGTAATCCGTATCGTTTCCAACTGCCATGCGAGTCATCCACCGCGATGCGCGATTAAACGCATCCTGTGATGCCATAGCTCCATCCCGTTCGACAGAGGCCAGCACTAACTCGACATGTGAGCGTTCGAGCTCGAGTTGAGGAATAAACCTGTTATTCCTCTGGAGCTTGCGGTTGACGGGTCGCTCCTCACTTCCCGATTGTTCAGACATGTTCACCTCCTAAGAG